GATTTCTCGTCATACCGCCATAATTGTGTCTGTCTGAAAATCGGGGAGTATTATACAAACATATTATACTCTATGTCGAGAACGTCAAACGATATTTTGCCTCCGTTGCACTCGACAATAAGATTGTCTGTTTCGTGAGGCTGATAGAAACCGTCTTTATCGAGAAAGCAAAGAGCGTCAACATTGCCTTTGTCAAGGTCAATGTTTAAGACGGCATCTTCGTTTCCGACAAGGTAATGGTGATAGGCGTCCATGGTAACCGGGACGGTAATAGTTTTACCATCGCGGAACACATCGAGGTCAAGCATTGATTTAACCATATCTGATTGAGTTATTATTCAGTTGTTATTTAATGGTGAGGACTTTGGAGGATTCTTCGCCGAACTGGCTCACTACGCGGACGCATACCTTGCGACCGGGCTTGCGCTCGATGGCGCTGCTGCGGAAGTCGTAGAGCGTTTCCCACACCTCGTCGTTGAGTTCGAGTTTGAGAGTCGTTTCGGCTTTCTTCTTGGTCTTAGCTGAGGCTATGCCGTTAAGGCCTTTGCGCCATGCCTCAAATTCTTTCTTGTTGCCGCCGCAAAAATGGACTTCGCGGACTATGAACTGTTCCTCGTTATAGTTGTCGTCGATTTCCCAATAAGCGATGTCGGCAGTGGAGCGAGCCTTTACATCGTCCTTGATGGGGTCGTATATGTCGAGGCCGCGAATTTCAACGTGACAACTGTATTCATTATCGTTGACTATCTGAATGTCAGGCTCACCGATTGTGATGAACGAACCGGCGCCCTTGTCCTTTTTCAGGAGTCCGTCCTGCATCAGGTCATCGTGCATACGAACCTTGCTGACGGTGTATGTGCCGAGGTTGTAGTCGGCATCGTTTATCGAGTCCTCAAACGAGAAGCCGAGGATTACGAGCCATGATGCGCCCTCGTTTTTCGCTTTGCTGCGGAATGCTTTTACTGACTCTGTTACTGAAAGTTTGCTGACGGTACCGAATTTCGGACCTATGTGGAAGTAAACGAGGCGTTCCTCACCCTCGCCGTCGGTGTACCATCCTTTGGCATGAAGATACTGGTGGCTGACAGCCTCGACCGAATGGAAAGTAGCTCGCTGGCTCTTGTCGCCGTTGCGGATACCGGCAGTCTGGAGATGAGCGAAGATGCGCTCCTGGAACAGGCGGTTTTCCTCTGCCTCATCGGGTCGGTCATCAATGCTGTCAGGTGACATTACGTTGTAGCTTTGCAGTGTCTCGACGGTGAACGGGCCGCTGACTCGAATACGTTTCTTGTCCTCGATGGGTTGGTCGTAAAGCGTCTCAACTTCAGGCTCCAAGTCGTTGGCGAGAGATTTCAGCGTGATATGCGGAACGGTCTTGTACTTGAAGCCCTGACGGATATTTTTGTTTACTTCGTCGAAAAGCTCATAGTAAGGGAACAGCGCTGTAGTGAGGCGGGTTTTGGCGATGTTGAGAGCGATACGGCTTGTGTCTATCGTAATCCAACGACGGCCCCACTGTTCGGCAACAAAAGCCGTAGTACCGCTACCGCAAGTCGGATCAAGCACCAAGTCCCCCGGGTCGGTGGTCATCAGGATGCAGCGCTGGATTACCTTATTGGATGTTTGGCAGACGTATAGAATATCAGTTGCCCCATGCGTATCATCCCAAAGGTTATTCAGCTCTTGAAATGGAAAATCATCATGGTATAATATATAACAAGGTAAATTTCCTGGAGCGATTATCCTATTTGCTGATATTAGTTTCTCCATCCCAGCTTTATGAGTACGCCAACTCTTACGTCCACATTTATAAGTGATTCCGTTCAACTCGAAATCATACATACAAGTGGGTGTATAACCCGAAGAGGAAAGTGTACTCGTAAAGAACACACGTGAGCCCTTTGGCAATAATAACGGATTATTTTTTTCTTCCGAAGTCATTTTTCTACGTGTGCCATCCTCTAACTCTACCCAAGTGTATCCAGTCCCTTGTCCTATAGGTTTATATTCAAACAGTTGACGATATTTAATATTCTCGATGTCTTTAGCATACCAAAGTATATAATCGGAAATCCCTGCTAAGCCATTACTCCCAAGCGGTAAAGTTTTTTTGAAAGTAATCATGGCAAAGAAGTTTTCACTTCCGAAAACTTCGTCAAGGAGGTTGCGGACGAGGTGAACGTTTTCGTCAGAGATTTGGACGAAAACGGAGCCGGACTGAGCGAGCAGTTCTTTGGCGAGCACAAGACGGTCGCGGAGGTAACTGAGGTAACTGTGGATACCGAGTTCCCATGTATCGCGAAACGCCTTAATCATTTCAGGTTCGCCGCTCACGTTCTCGTCGTTGTCCTTGACATCGCGTGAGTTGAGTTTCATCTGCCAGTTGGAGCCGTATTTGATGCCGTAAGGCGGATCTATGTAGATGGTCTGCACCTTTCCGGCCATACCCTCGCGGTTGAGCAGGGAGTTCATCACGAGCAGGGAGTCACCCTGAATTAGGCGGTTTTTCCATCCCATGGAGTGAGTGTAGTAGTCGGCTACACGCTCCAACTGGTCCTCTACCTCGGTGCGCATATCCTCAGGAGAGAAAAGCATACCCTGTTCGGGGTTTTTCTGTTCCTGACGCACCTGATAAAGGCGCTTGATAAGCATTTCGGGGGCGATGTCCTCGTGAACGTATAGTGAACGAATGTCGAGAGTCATCTCGGCAGAGTCGGCATCGGCCTGATCTTTGTATTTGCCGAGCCAATAAAGTTCGGGGTCGCGACTGCGGTCAAACCCCTCATGCAGCGTGGAGTAAATGCTTTCGGTCGGTGCTCCGGCAATATTCATAGCCTCCTCTCCGGCAAGTTCCGAAGTCGGGATAATCTTGCGGGTATCTTCAGAATGCTGAATAGCGTCGACCGGTTTTTTGTTGGGGTCTATCATAATGAATTGATTTTATCGATTAACAGGGGTTTGATGTTGTCGATGTCGGAGATTTCGATGAACTCCCAGCGTCCGTATGTTGCGAGAGCATTTGCAGCGGGGAGCCACAGGTCGGTGGTGTAACGGCGCTTCTCGGCCTTGTGACCGGTGTCGTCGTTGCTCCAACCCGAAATCTCCACAATCAGATTGACTTCTTCGCCTTTGGGCGTGGTTACACGGCAAATGAAATCGGGCACGAAGTCGTGCTCCTCGTCGGAATGAATGTACGGTATTTTGAAATCGAGGAAGTGATTTTTTACATAAACTTTCACCTGCTCCAATTCCTCAAAGGTTTTAGCGGCAATCTGCTCCCAGGAATCAGTGTCGGCGACAACATAGTTGACATGGCTTTTAGTGGTCGCGTAAACCGGGCGAGAAGTAGAGCCGTGAACATAGCGTGTGGAGCCTTCGGGATTGTAGTAGTTGAGTATCGCCGTGATATGTGCCTCACCTTGAAGCGCCTGTTTGATGCCTTCATATATTGAGGCAACCACTTTCTTGCGGTCGAAGAATACAACCAGACGGCGTTTATTCGGTAATACTGTCCCGATTACCTCAACTTGATTATAGTACCAGTATTCAACGATTTTCTTTAAACGGGCAAATTTCTGAAACTGACGGCACCCTTCGTTATCCTTGAATTTTTCGTTGATTAAGGCTCGCGTCAGTTCATAGATAACCTGTGCATCACGAATTTCTTCGGGGTGGTTTTTAAGAACGATCTGCTTCCCATGCTCGGTATCTGTTACTGCAGATTCGAGCTTGGTTGACTCCGGAATCTCGGCAAAATTCATTTTGAATTTTGACAAGCCGGCATAGCTGAACGGAATATCGCCTTCTTTGGTTTCGCAGCGGTAGCCGATTATATTGGGGAATTTAATCTCCATTTCGGCGCGTTCGGACAGAGATGTAATGGGAACGCGAGGTTTAGTCGGAGGTGGTGTTCCTGTGCCGCCGCCCTTGAATGTCTTGAACGGTACGCCAATGATGTGGGCATATTCGGGTGGGAATTTCCAAACAATGTTTTCAGCTTTGTAGCGACGAACATCCTTCGAGTCAATTTCCTCTCCCTCCTTATTATATGGACGCAGGTCATAACTGCGTCGACGAAGTGCGCGACCGGCAACCTGTTCGCAGAGTAGTTGCGAGCCGAAAGCACGAACGCCCATCACGTGGGTAACGGTGTTTGCGTCCCAGCCCTCAGTCAGCATCGAGACTGAGACAACGCAGCGGATATGAGAGCCAAGCGTTCCGGTTTTGCCTACGCTGTTGACAACTTCGCGGAGTATATCACCGTCGGTCAGATTGTCGGCACTTCCGGCTCCGTGAAGCTGTGAATATTCGCGTTTGAAATTCTCGATTTCATCGTTGAAAACAGCCTTAAACTCGTCACTTATTACACCACCGGCATTATCAATGGCGGCACTGTCGATAAGCAACGTAGGCTGTTTCCTCAATGGAATACCGTCCTTATAGTTGGAAAAAATATCGAAATGGCCCGACACATAAATAGTATTGCCCTCCGAATCAACGGTTTCATATCCGGCAATATATTTATAGACCTCCTTACTTACGGTAGTATTGTTGCATACAACAATGAAAACCGGGGGCGTTGTAAAGAGTCCTACGGCTTCTTCGCCTTCCAAACGAGTGCCACGGTCGTATGCTTCATAATCCTTTACAAACTGGTCAAGCGCTATACCGAGAAGGTCCGGAAGATTGGGCGGGGTTTCCGCCTTGTTTGTTTCTCCATTCTCTTTGGCCTCTTTACGGGCTTTTTTCTGACCCCTTTTGGGGAGGTCTTTTGAAATGTGCTCGTAAATATTGCGAAGCACAGGCTCATCAAGATTGTGCGATTCGTCTTTAGCCGGGAGAAAAGGAATCTTGACAAGACCGCTTTCGATTGCATCGACAAGGCCGAAGTCGCTTACGACCCAGGGGAAAAGCGAATATTCAGGATAGCCTGAGCCTTTAAGATAGTATGGTGTGGCCGAAAGGTCGTAAACATGTTGCAGTTTATAACCCAAAGTCTTGATTTGGCGCAGACCCTCGTACCAAACCATAGCGGTTTCGTTCTCCTCCTTATCTTCTGACGAGATTTTGCCTTTAGGTCGGGGGAGATAACAATGGTGAGCTTCGTCGTTTATAACCAAAAGGCGCTTACTTTTTGGGATACGTCCTAACACGCGGGAAATAACCGAAGCGAAACTTTCTTTGTCATTGATCTTTACCAATCCCTCTCCCGAACGATAAACCAGTTTGCCGTCCAACGGACTTGACTTTTTGCCGGAATAAACTTTTGGCTCGAATTGATGATAATTCGTTATGGTTATAGCGCTGTTGAGGCCACCAAGCAAAGACTCATAATTACGAGGAATAAGCCCACGTTTATGATAATAGTCAGACTTATTAAAGTCCTGATTGTGGCTGTCATCTAAATATAGCACCCCGAGACGGTCTCGAATAGTAATGCCGGGGGCTACAATAAGGAAATGGTCGGCAAAACGAGTGTCCTGTACATTTATCTTTTTGTTAAGATAATTGTATAGGATAAGCATAGCCATCACAACTGTTTTGCCTGTACCTGTTGCCATCTTAAAAGCGGTACGAGGCAGAATATCTTCGTAATGTTCGGAAATCGTATCAAGCCGGGCATTAAGCTGACGCAAGATGTCGCGACCTATATTCGGGTCGAGGTCTGCAATTTCATTCAGATATACCGCAGTCTCGACAGCTTCGCGCTGACAGAAAAATAGTTTTTGGAAATTTTGGCGTTCAGGATTATTGAACCAAAAATTCAGAAGTTCTCGAGTCACACGGGTGGCTCGTGGATAACCGGCAACACGCCATTTCTTGACTTCCTCACGAATAAGATTTATAAAAGGTGCATTTGGGTCATCGCTCTCTATATCTTCAAAGCCAAATAATGCTCGGTCAGGGCGATTTGGTGCAACACCGATATGAGCAGAATATGGTCTGCGCCCTTCAAGAATCTTGGTGTAGTCAAGATTACCGTTAGGGTCAGCATCGTAATGAAGAACAGGCTCCTCATACGGATTATTTAGAATGGGCGATAAGTTTTCTTTCATATAAAAAAAGGAAACTCCCTTATAGCATCTGAAGGCCGACCAAAGCCTGTGCGTCTATGTGGAAGTCTCCAAAGTTAATTCGGCTCTCGCCGTATGTCTTTGTGGTATTGATTCTTCGCCGGGCGAAGCGCCTAAGGGCGATGAAGGTCATTTACAGATGAGGTACGCTTTAAGTGCAAAGTTACGAATAATTTTCGAGACTCTTGCACTCAGCGGCAAAGATAATTACCTGCATGAGCAAAAATCGGACACAGGTATATTAAATGACCTTAAATGTCGAGAATGTCGGTAGCGACTTCTAAGACTGCGTCGGGGTCTATTTCCCATTTTTCGTTAGGCTCGTCAACATCGTGCATGAGGTCTAACAGAGGATACTCGGCCCAATCTTCTTCATCGTAGGGCGGTTTAAGAGTGTCCTCGATATACACGACCTTTTTCTCGTCGATGTTGTCGAGTTTAATAATAAGGATGCCGTCTTCGGGATGTTCGTAATCGTGAATGAACGATTGAACAAGTTCCGATAACTCGGAAGCGTATTGAGAGATTGTTTCTTTATCCATTGGACTTTGATTTGAATATTCAAAGTTAGATATAATAATTGAGACGGCTATAATATAATGTGCGAAAAACGCTGTAAGTGTGCGAAATTTGAGGCGTGTATACGCCGTGCGATATGCGATTGAAGCCGAACGGCGGAGACCCAAGGCTCCGTTCACGAAAGCGCGGCGAGCGGTTGATTGTTCTCGGATGGCCGGAGGCACCGCCCGAAGTCCCCACTTACGGAGGACAACATCAACCGGGCGCATCGCCATAAATAAGAGAAAAATCACTAACTTTGTCTTATGAAAGAATTTGACCCGTCAATAATTCCGGAAGATACGTTTTGCTCTGAGAGTCACATAGGCCCGACTCCCAGCGGTGGAGCATATTCAACCGCTTATTATACTGACAAGTGGCATGAGCCGTGCAGAAAGGAAGATGCCGCGTACATACATATCACTGAATTTGATAAAGACGGCGGTTTCATCAACGATGTTCACGGTCAACGTTTCAACGATATACGCGAATTATTTACGTCTGAGGAATTGGAATACTATGATAAGATAGGCGAAGCGTATAATATAATAATGAATGAAGGCAAAAGTCGATTATTGACGTTGCATAAGCTCGGCTTGCCAAAAATGACAAACGAAGAAATCATTAGAGAATATTATAAAGGTCGGTGCGCCGGGATTATACAACACCACTAACGTTGATAGAGAAAGAATCGTGGTACGGGAATTTCTCACAGCCGATGTAGAGGGTATCGAAAGCATCGGTCCCGTCGGTGCGGTGTTCGAGCAGGTCTTCTTCGGACTCGGCCAGTTTCTCGCCGGACTTGTCTTTGTGGAAGCCGTTACGTCCGCGGCTTACACCGGCTGACTGGACGGCGAGTATCAGGTCTTCGTTGTTCGAGCGGTTGAAAAACGGCATGAGCCTTTGCTTTCCGGCAAAGGCGTTGTTGATGAGAAGATACTTCTCGTCGTGGTGCATCGGGTTTCCGAGGTACACGGACTCGATGCGCCAGCCGTGACGCTCGAACTCCTTAACCACGTTATAGTGGAAGTCCTGGTCGTTGACGGCATAGTTTGAGCCGAGGGCGGTAGCGTCGTAATAATAGACTACGGTCTTGTTGCGATGGGCGGCAGAATAGCGGCAGAAGTCCTCGACGAGTGCCGGTATCTTACGCTCGAACTTGACGTAGAAGGATTTGATAACATTGAGGCGACGGTCGCGGGGTTGCCCTGCGACAATCCAGTTGATGTTGGCGTTGTAATCCATTCCAATGCAGATGGGCGCGTCGGGGTCAACGTCCTTGTCGGCGCGGGCGTCGAGCGTCGAGAAGTCGTAATCATATCCGAGAGTATCGAGGTACTGATTATCGTTGGCATCGTACTTATGCCCCTCGCGCATCGAGGAATAAAAGCCGTCCTTTGCAATTCCGATCCTCTGACAAAGGATAGAGGTTTGGAAGGTCAAAGGAGTAAGGTCGCGCTTCATCTGCTTAATGTAGTTCTCTCCGAGAAGTTGCAAGTTCTCAATCGAGGAATACTCGCGGTAATAGACCGCGACGGAGCGCATCTTATTGAGGTCGCGGTCAAGGCGACGGAGGTAGCCTTTGAGATACGGAGGCACCGTCTTCCCCGAAGCGTTAAGGGCGCGTATGCGCTCCTTCGTCCTCCAAATCTCATAGACCGTGGCCTCGATGGTGCGTATCAGCTCCGGGTCCATTTTGTCGCGGTAGTGGAGGAACCAACTGCCCTTCTGGGTCTGCGGCATATCGCTCAATATCATAATTGAGTGATTGAAGGAGTGCTTTCCGAAGTGCGACTTGATGCCGCCGTTGGCCGGAAGCGTTTCGTCCTTAAGTTTGGCATAATCAATAAACTTTGCTTCATCGACCAGCAGCCACGAGAGCGTGAGCGAGTTTGAGCTGCCGGGGCGGTCCTGTGATATAATCACTGCGACCGACCCGTTGTAGAAAGATATGACGTGTTCATAATCTTTTGGGTCGATGATAGGCTGACGGAACGACTTGGGCGGTTTCCTCCCCACGACATAGTGTATGCCCTCGATGAAGCCCCAACGCTTCCATGCGGCGAGCAAGCCGGGGATTGTGTTGGTCAATCCGTGCTTGAAGGTCGGCACGACAATGCCGCCTGTGGAGCCGGGCATACGCTGCATATTGCGCAGAACAAACGGAGCAGCTATGCTGTCCGTTTTGCCGGTGCGTCGTCCAGCGACGATAACGGTAGTGTTCGCGCCGATAAGCTGCGTGAGGCGTTGGGGCTTGTTAAAGTAAACTTGTTTGAGAGTTGTAGGTTTCAATGGAAATTCGTAATTTTGCGTTTGGGAGCGAGTGCCACGAGCCAAAGCTCCGAGCGAAAGCTCAAAAAAATCAACTTAAGTCCTCTGCTGACACGCGTTAAGGCAGGGGACTTTCTTCATTTTGAATATTGGGGTCAGGGAAAAGCGAGTCAAGTTCAAGGTCCACTTCCTCGAACTCGACATCCTCAATGTCGATGGTTTCGGCCCGGTACTTCTCAATCATAGCCGCGATTTTCTCGGCAATGTTAGGAATAGGCTCGATGCCGAGGACACGCGGATCATCGGTGGCCGTGAATGGCTGAACGAGGATTTGGTCGAGCGGTATAGCCTGTTCGTCTTCAAGGTCAACGCGGTTCAGTTTGCCGTAGGCGGTAGCGGCGCGTTCCATAGTCTTGCTGTCCTTACGCTTCTCGGCCATCTTGTAAGTGGCTATCAGCATTTCGTTGGTGCGCCAACGGTGGAAGTCGCGTGAAGCAGAGCCGAGCATCGGTAGAAGCGATTTCACAACTGCGAGGTCAGAATACGCCGTTGTGCGGTGTATGTTGTGGCGTTGACACACCTCGGCGACAAACTCGCGGTCGGTGCCGTCGGGGTTGGCGATGAACCAGTTATACATTTCACGGACACGCAGCACCTTATCCACAAGTGCTTGTGGATAGCGTTCGCGAAGTTCGACCTCTTTGGTAAAGAGTTCGGCGCGGCATACTTCGATAGCGTTGGGATAAGCCATAAACTTCGTTTATTTCATTATTGCCGAAGGTCGGCTTGATAGCTTGCACCGCAGACCGCAGAGCTTCGCCCTGCTCCCTGCGACATGCAAGCGCCGACTTCGGCGATAGCTTCGCTATTCATCGTCCTCCATATCAAGCAGGTTACGGTGGGCGTTCTCGATAGCGAGCGGAGAGCCGACCTGAGCAAGCATCATTTCCTGAGAATGAAGTTTGACCTTAGAGGCGGCTTTGCCACGACGGTAAGCCTTGCTTACGTCGGTGCCTCGGTCGGCGATGTCTGAGCGCAGCACATCAGCCGGAATATCGAGTATCACGGCGATGTCGGATATTTTGAGGTAGATTGAGGCATATTTCTCAATCTGCTGCAATTCGGTCTCGGAATAGGTCATGGAGCGGTACTGAATGATTTGTGATTAAATCATCGACCTGCGCTTTGAGCATTGCGAAGATCGCGGGGTCGGTAGATATGAAAGCTGACTCGTGGCGGTTGCCACGGGTCAAGTTCTGTGAGGTAATGACCGAAACAGTATCTCCGGCCTCGGATTTCACCAACAAAATCTTGCTGTGGTTGTCAGCAAGATAGGTGCGCTCAATAACCTGTGTAATGAACGCCCAGAGTTTTAGCGTCTTGTTGGTAGCCTTGTGGTCGAGCACAAGGTTAATCCGGCTCACGCGCTTATCTTTTGTGATGAAGAATAAGCGGCGAAGAAATTCCTCCGAAATGGAGAAAGAAGTCTGCCAGACCTCCGCGACGCCGACTTGCCCCAAAATCCATTCGAGAATGTCGGCAACCTGCACGGCATTTGAAAGGTAAGCCTGAAAGGGCGTCTCTTTCAACGGGCGAAGGATTTGGGTAATGTCGGCACTCCTTTTCATTTTTTGGCGGACTTCTTGCTACCGGCGGCGGAGCGTTTGGCGTTCTTGGCGGAGCCAAGCGACTTTGTCGATGATGCCGATCGCGAGGGAACGGCATCGGGGCCGGGGGCAACGTAATGGTCGTAAGCCTCCCAGTTGGTGTGTAGCTTCTTGTCGAGCGTTATAAGTTCTTTGAGGAACGGATAACGCTCGGAGTCCGGGCATGTGGCGTTTTCAAGCGAGAGCGAGCGGAGGCGAAGATGCAGCTCGCGCATACGTTGGAGAAGCGAAAGGTTCTCAACGTATTTCGCCTTGACCTCGTCGGGCAGAGCATCGTGGTCTTCGCGCTTGCCTTTCTGAGGCTGCTTGTCGGCCTCGGCGGCGAGAGGAATATGCTCGGCAACAATGGCCTCGACCTGTGCCGACATTTCTTCGACCTGTGCGTGTGTCAGGGCTTTAACTCGGAAGTTGTAATACTTTTGGAGTTGGTATTCGATAACGTCATGGCGTTTATCGAGTGCGGCAACAATATTCTTGTAGAAAATTTGATTGCCCGACAACTTCAAAAGATAAAGTGCGCCGACTGCATAGTCGCGCTCGTCTTCGTGCGTTTCAAGCCACTGGCGTATCTGTTCAGTAAATTTGTGGTCCATAAAAAAGTAAGTTTGCTGATACTACACAGCAAACTTACTTTAAAGGTTAAATGTCTGAAAAGACGTTATTATGTTGGACTGGTTATGAAATTAACCAGCAGAACATGAGGCTTAGGGAAGAAGTAAAAATGTATCAACATATTTTTATTTTCGTTCGATAGTTGTACAAAATATTCACATTCCAAAACACCATTTTCGTCTTGTTTCCACGGCTCGCCCAAGTAATATGCTGTTTCCAACATTGTAGTTAGGGGCTTTAGGTCTGCAATAACAGATGTCGCAGTAGCATTATCCTGAAGCTGAATTGCTACCTGATACTGTTTATCGACTGATGAAAGCTCTTCAACTTTTTGTTCCCGGATGAATCCTTTAAGCATATTTACACTACTCCAAACAACCGCTCCTTGTAATTTTTCATCAAAGGATGTCGGGAGTGTAAGTTTAGGAGAATTGGAGGGACTATCACTAATGTATAAAATATGATTATCAGGTAGGTAAACCATTGAAAGTGCTCTGTTAGACCCATCCTTAGCTAAATTGAAGTTACATAAATAGCCATTGTCTAATACTTTCCAAGGCATTAATGAGTGATAGTAATTTTCTATATCTATCATTAGTGGGCTGAGAGCCTTGGTAATTTCATAATGTGAGAAATTATCGGGAAGCGCGATTTGCGTTTCACGATCGTTATTATCTTTTGTTTCTTCTTTTATTATAAAGCCGCCCGTCTTTGAAACACATTCAGTAATAATTTCATGAACGAGTGCATCTGAAACGGGTGTTTGTGCACTGCTAACTAAACAAGTCAGAAGAAAAACGTATAGTGTAACAATCTTAGTTTTCATGGCACAAAGGTACGAAAAATCTGCTAATTTTCATAATTTATTGTTTATGCCTGTGAAGAATACGAGGTTTTTGCCGAGAGGATTTAATAATTCTCGCATCGAGATCATAGTCGCGCCGGTAGTAACAAAATCGTCGAACACGATTATGTTACTCTCGGTGGGCGCTTCTTTGCCAAAGGTGAACACAGCCCCGACACGATGCTTGCTGTGGCACTCGGCAAGGTCTTCATAGAACGGTATGCCGAGCAATTCGGCAAGACGAGCAGAAATGAGCGAAGCGAAGTTCCGGGTCTTGTGTCGACGCTTGGGCGAGGTAACGATGCACCAGTCGCCTGACGAAAGCGAGTGACCGAGGATTTGCCGGATAAGGGTATTCATGCCCTCGGCAAATTTTTCCACCATGTCCGGGTCGCTCTTTATGTCTGTCAAGGTTCTGCCGTAGACCGACTTTTTCCAGAGCGATATAATCCCGAAAGAGGGATTGCGGTAGGAAATTCGCACCTTGTTAGGGGCGAAGTCGCAGCGAGCCTCGGCTTGCTGCACATCTTTCCATGCCGCACGTTTCTTCTCGGCGAAAAGGTCTTTGCTCTGAGCCGAGGGTGTAAAAGAAGCGTCGAGGTCGGGAACGTCAAGCGAAGGCACTTCGATGTCGTTCAACAGATCATCTATGCTTGGGTCCAACGCCAATGTTCCTTCCCTGACGCTTCTTATATCGTCCATAGGGTAAAAAATTACGCGGCCTTGTGCGAGCAATCAATGTCTCCGTCCTCGGTTTCGAGCGTACCTACAAAGAAGGGCGCGAGCACTTCGTCGGTCGCCTCGACGTTGATAGTAGTCGAGGTTGTGCCGGTGGCACCCTGACCGAGGTCCTGGGCGACAGTCGCCTTTGTAGTCCACTTGTCGTTGCCGAGCACACGAAAGTTGCCTTTCATATCCTCGACAATGAAAACATTGTCGGTGTTGTTGATGTAGGCTGCGGCAGCGGAAGCCTCCGCGCCAACGCCGGGGTGAACGGCAACAAGTTTATTGAGCTGCGTCTGCGAGGGCAATTCGCCCTGAGCCTCAGACGTAAGTTGCGACTTGTCGGGGAGTATGTCGATATACTTCCACTTGGCATCAGCGGCAAGCGTGTAACTGCCTGTCAGGATAGCCGAGGTAGCGCGTCCGAGTTCATCGCGAGGTAGCTGCGGATAGCCGAGGATGAACGACTTGGCGAGGAAGTATATACGACGCTTCACACCCGGAAGCTCGGGGGTGCCTTGGCACCACCCGAGGGATTTCTGTATGCTTGTGCATTTGTTAGCCATAATAATGGGGATTGGGAATTGGGGATTGGGAATTGGTTACACCGGGATTTCAATGGTTTTGAAACGGCGCTTGTCGAGCGTTTCAAACTGAACGCCGAAGAACATAGTGGCGATGTAGGAGAGGATGAAGGGAGCATACTCCTTTACCATGACGTTCTCCACGTCGCCCATCTGGTCGTAGCCGACGAGCATATTGCTTTTGGTGGTTACGTGCATGAACTTCGAGCCGGCCTTGTTGTAGAGGGGGCAGAATTTCAGCTTGCCGTTGGAGCCTTCAACGGCTTGCTGTCCGTACTGCGTGTTGTACGGTATGCCGCCGTGTGTGAGCAGGTAGCCTTCGTTGTACTTGTCGACGAAGTCCTGCGAACAGTAGAGATACAAGTCCTGCGAGCGCAGACGCGGGTCGAGCGAGAACAGAATCTCCTTGGCGATGTCAACGGCATTAGCCGGAGTGATTGCATCGGTGAACTTCATGTAGTTGCCCTCCTCGGCGGCGATGGCACCTGCGGCGATTTCCTTTTCAGTAATCGTGTCGAAGCCGTCGAAGAGGTCGGCGGTGGTGTTACCGGCGGCGTTGCGCTTGCCGTTCCATACGGCATCGTTCAGATGCTCGGAGAGGTTCTTGGCGATACGGGCCAGGACGTGGCGAGCCGTCGGGGTTGTCATCTGACCGTCGCCCTTTGTGGCACCTGTGCCTAAGAGGGTCGAGATAGCCGAGTTAGGCTCGAAGTTGGCGACAACGGAGCCAAAATAGGTTTCGAGGTCGCGGAACTCGATGCCGAGGTTGTAGTCCACGGCGCGTTGCGGATTGTAGGGAGCGAACTGAGCGTCACCTGTGAGGTTGCCGACGCGCTCTTTGTATCGGATACCGGGGCGACCCGTCATGTACTGGAGCGTGTCGCCGATACCGATAATGGGGAGCATAAGGAGGTCGGAGCGATATTTCACGGCGGCTTCCTGATACTCCTGAAGTGTGAATGTAAATTTACCTGCCATATTCGGGTGGATGAGTTGATGAGTTAAGAGTTGATGAGTGGGTCAGACCTCGGCAAAGAGGGCTTTGGCGGAGTTGTAGGTGTCGACAAACTGCTCGACATCGTTCTTGGGCTTGGGTTCGCCGCCGGGCTTGCCGTCTTCGACAACGGCAGTGGTCGAGGCTGCGGGCTTGGCTGCGAGCTTGGCTTGAAGGTCGGCGATGGTAGCGTCGCGTTCTTCGATGGTTTTCTTCTGCTCATTGCAGAGGCGGTCTTTATCGGCGAGCGCATCTTCGATGCAATCGAGCTGCGCGGCAGTGATCGCGGCCTTGCCGTCGTTCACTGTAAGCGGATTGTCGGCCAGGATTGCCGACAGGAAAGTGTAGGTCTTAATCATTGCGGTGGATATACTGTTTGAGGGTGAACGGAAAAGCGACGCTATGGCAGTGAGGAACTTGCCGAACAGCCTCTCGCGGTCGGTTTCGGCAAGGGGTATGTTCGGTATCGGCATACCCTCCGAAGCCATAGCCGAGGCGAGCGCGTCGGTGAGCTTGGGAGCAGGTTCATCGTCAAGGTCGGTGATTTCATCAACGAATCCCCAGTCGAGGGCTTCTTTGGCGGTGAGCCAGCCGCCGACTTTCATCAGGGCGAGAAGATCCGCAGTAGGCTTGCGGCACTTCTTGGCATAGATTTGAGCCACATTAAGGTCGAGCTTGTCAAGGTCGGCCTTAATCTTCTCGCAGTCGGCAATGAGAGTGGCGAACTGGTCGCTGTTGAGCGAACCCCACTCAAAAAATGCCATCGAGCATTTGTGAACGAGATACATAGCCCCGGCATCAATGGAGATGTGGGCTGCGCCGAGCGAAGCGATGGTTGCAGCCGAGGCGTTCAAGCCGACGAAATGCACATTGACATTGCCGTGGTTCTTGAAAGCTGCGGAGATAGACAGGCCGGTGGCGAGTGAACCGCCGAGGCTGTCGATAAGCACGTTGACCTGCTTACCGTTGTTTTTGGCGAGTTCACGGTCAACAGTAGTGCGGTCGAAGTCAGCCCCTCCGACGTAGCCTTTGAGCGAGATATTGTATGCGGTCTTTGACATAGAAAATCAATTTTGCTACGCCAAAATTACCTATTATAAATAGGCGGTTAAAAGACACCGTTTTCTCGCCAAAAATCGCTAACTTTGCATAAAATATGATTTTATGAAAATTTCAGGAAAAAGAAAAGCCATAGGTATAGGTAGCATTTTAACGATTGTCATTGTTGCCCTATTTGCTATGTGGGCAATAAACAAGTATCAGAATGATAAGTTGTTAAATGAGGGAGAAGCGCAACTTTTTGATAAATGTATGGAAGCATCTTACCCTTTATTGTCTAATTATTCTAATGTGCTATATGAAAAAGCAAGTATGTTTGAGCAGAATGCACAACAGGCGAGCGCATATAGCAGGGATATGGATGAATTTCAGGAGATATTAGTTAATCTTAATAGACCATATATAAATAGTCGAAAGGATTGGTTTGCAATAGAGATGGAGTATAGGATGTTCATAACCTCAGTCCCATATGGCTACCTTTGTATTTACCCAAAGTATCGTAAGAACGAAGCTTGTGCTTTTGGAAAGATACTCTATGCGGAGAATAAATTAAAGAGATGGGACGAAATGGAGCCAGATTCTTTAATTCGTGCTTGTAAAGAAATTAAGGTGGACCTTTCTGAAGCCATTAGAGATTTGGACAAATATAGAAAACCTTATCAAGAAATTACAGCTTGGAGAGAAATATCTCCAAACGATGTTGCTGATTTTTACAAAGAATATAATGAAAGAAAAAATTGGCCTTTTACGTTCTTAAACAAATAATACTTGCAAAGAACATCAACAGCACAGCGAGAGCCGTTCCCTGCGGAGCGGCCCTGCGTTGAGAGAGTGAGGGGCGGTCAGTCGTTGATGAAAACGTATTTGTCCTCCATCGTGTAGTCGCTCATGAAGATGTCGCGGGCATACTTTCCGTAGTCGAAGTAGTAGGACAAGTTGCCCATCGTGCGGTCGAGGTCGTACAGCTCGTTTACGAGGTACTCGGCAAAGTCCTCCTCCGAGTCATACTCGCCCTGATAGCGTTCCTCGAAGCGGTCGAGGCAGTCCAGGTCGAAGCAGTTGACGTAGGCATCAACCGCATCAGCGTCGTAGCGGTCGCAGAGTTCGAGGTACTCTTGGAGCAGTTCCCACTTGTCCGAGAGGAAGAGGTCGGAGCCGTCGAGACCCGGGGGCAACGACTCCCAATCTTGGGCGTCAAGCTCGGCGTCCTCCTCGTCGGCGTGGATAGCCTTGCAGAAGTTGATGAAGTCCTCGAAGTCGTCGAAGGTAGTAAGGTCGAGCCAAAGACCGGTCAAGTCTGAATTGTTGTATTTTGACCACGAACCCACATATACAGAGGGATTTCCATCGCAGTCGGACTTGTGGTCCTGAATGTCGTTGGCGAAGCTGTCGGGGCAGAAGCCGAGTTCTTCGAGGCGTTTCTCCACCGAGGGAGTTACGGTGAGTTCACCGAATTGCAGTTTGATTTTCATTGCTGATGAAGTTGTGGGTTGTAACATACGGTTCATTTTTTGAAGTTTTACGCTGCAATGATTGGGAGAACTGAGAAAGCGAGCAGAAGCAAAAATTTCAAATAAAATTTTAAGCATCGCGATAAATACTACCTGCAAGGTGGAGATTTATAAAAATTTATGTAGAAATCCGGCGGCTTGTTTTGCATTGAGCGGTCAGTCCTACCTTTGCGGCAGGAAAACTAAAAATGGGCCTATGCGGAGACCGCAGACGTAATAAGGAATAGAAAATCAGCAATTCGCGGACTCACCCCCTCGGTGGAAACAGGAAACGTCCGAAGATCTCGACTCCCGACAGCGCAGCACCTCAGACATACCGCAAGGCAGACGCAGAGGAGAAAGCCCCTGTGTCGGTGCTTGGCGTACAACATCAGACGGCACTCTCAGCGGACTTCGCCTTTACTGCCCGACTGTGAGGCCGAAAACTTCGGCTATCCACGCAGGGAGACCACGACAGCGCAGGAATGGGATGCCGATGGGTCAGGTGACGGACTCCTCGGACAAATGGCGCTCAAAGAGTACCCCCTGTGACCGCCACGACAGCGGCGGATGACTACTGCTTCGACTTGAACTGACGAGCCGAGGAGGGCCAGGGCGAGTACGGAGGAAAACGCCGCCCCTCGTAAACGGCTGACCTCGGACGGATGAGCGGCTTGTCCGCTTCGACCACAGGAAGCCGCGACCGATGAGTGACTACACGACCAATGGAGGATAGATACGTTCAACGACTGAACGCTCCCTCACTCTTGCAGGGCTGCTCCGCAGGGAACCGCTCTCGCTACCTATAAAAACGCCGCCTATCTTCTCAGACAGGCGGCAATCAAACTTCAAAATCTGTATGACCTGATGGGAAGATGGTAACTGCTATATCACGCACGGCACCATCGACTTGATGGAAACGTGCTTGATTTCGTAGGAATAACCGGCGGCATCGCCCGACGGTATGCCAGTGCGCTGCTCACACTCGACAATCGGGCGCGGAGCTTCGAGCGAGCCGATCAGGAAAGATTTGTCGTTGACATCGGTAACGACGAATCCGAGAACTGCGCCATAGGGCAGTTTCCTGTCGGTAAGAAACTTCAAGGTGGCGGTGTCCTCGTACCCGCCGCCGTCTTTCTTTGTCTTGCACTCACAGGTTGGCTCGTCAAAGAACGGTATCGGGTGAATATCTGTAAAGATAGGCACCGGCATACCGCAGATGCCGGAGAGGTCAACGCGTTTCGGCAGAGCGCGGCAGTCGAGCCAGCCGATGGCCTTGATTCCGGGAAGTATTTGTGTCGATGTACGCATTATCGTAGAAATCGTAGAATTGTATTTTAGCTATGCTGAAATCAATGAGATTTTTTGCGCGAATATTGTTTTTTCGCCCTCTCGCGCATCATATAGATGTTGCGTTGCCGCTGATAGCGTTTGGCGATAGCGTTCCAGTTCTTCTCCGTCGGGTCGATGCGGTGCTTCTCCATCCAAGCATAGATAAGCTCGTCCTGGCGCCGGCCAATCTTGCCGAAGTGATGCAGCTCCTCCCACAGCTGAAGATCGAAGCGGTTGCGGATGATGTTCAGCAAAAGAGCCAGTGCTCGAGGCGGCAAGTAATTGTACGTCTCCGGCGGACGGGTGCGGAACGTCGGAATCCTGACCGCGAGTTTATCCGGGGCGAACACCTCCGGCTCGATGTCCTCCGGCAGCTTCTCCAGATACGTTTCGAGCGCCTTGCTCTCGATAGAACCGCGAAGAAGATGCACCGGCCTCTCGCCGCCGTGTTCGTTTACGAACCACTGCGCGAGATAGTCTTCCAGCGGTAAATAGATGCAAAGGTCGCTCATAGTCAGCCCGATTGGTATATGCAAATTTACCAAATATCAGCGACTTAGCCTTGTTTTCAAGGCGTTGCGTTGCCGATATTCGGGAACAGCGGACAGTGCAAAACCGGAGCATGAAGAAAAAAATCCTCGCGCACATATGAGGATGTTGTCGGGGTAGCGAACTCAGACAAATAGCCGAGAGTAGAGAGATGAAGCAAAGCCCCTGATATATAAAGATATAGATTTTATCAGTCAAAAATCATATATCTATATAGTGGCTTTCGCTGTCTATTTTCGGCTGATGAACCCGAAAAAATTCGATTTTGTCTAAACGTGTCTAAGCAATGGCACGGCAAAAATCGGGTTAACTCTCTGATATAAAGCGTTGTCTAAATTGTCTGAATTGTCTTGCCGAAATTTCGGCTCACAGAAATTCAGAGAAAGGCGAAAAAATAATCGAAAAAAAATGCCGTGAGGTCAAATTTTCACGGCACTTATCAGTAATAGGTAATGGGGAGAACTGTCAAAACGGCAATTCGGGTTCTTCCGGAGGTAATTGAGAGTCGGTTTCTTCCGGCTCCACATCATCTTCCGAGGCATCGTTTTCGTTGCGCTCCTGCGTTTCGAGGTTAATCTCGTAACTCTCCTTGAGCAATTCATAATCGAAAACGAAAGCCATAGGACGCACTTCCTTTACGCGGCGCACGGAACGGCCGTCGCGCGTGTCGAAAGTATAATCAGGCGTACCGTTGGGGAGCAGGACGCGAAAGCGGTACTGCTTGGTACCGAGGAACGCCGGGTGCGTCCTCAGATAAGAGTCGAGCGAGACGGTGTCGAGCTTTCCTACGATGTTGGAGCCGTTGACGCGCTGCCCCAGCGTGGCGATTACATTCTGATAATTGAGGTACAGCACCGACTTGTTGCGTCCGAAGTCGATAACGTCTCCGTCAAGACGTTTGAACGAGGACTGCACCCTGATGGCGAAATGGCTTTTGGCGACAATACGGCCCTGCATGTGGCCGGAGTCGAGCATCGACCAGAACACCGCAATGTCAGAGTTCTTCTTCAATTGCTCGTTCTGACGGCGTATGCCGCCGACGCAGATGTTGAACAGGTCGAGATAATCAATGGGAAGCCGGAGCGAAGTCTGCACCGTATGGAACGCGGCAAGCGGAGCGAGCCAGTTATTGAGCAGACGGTCTTCGATGCTGTCCTCGGCAAGCGCCGCCATAAGCTCACGCTTGCAGGTGGCATAGTGGGCGGCATAGTCGGTCTCAAAAAGTTTGCGGAGTTTCAGCAGCTGCACGGTAAGGTGAGAAACGCCACGTGCGCTGATAGCCTGAAACTCCTCGAAGTTACGTTTGGCCTCCTTGCTGAACGTAACCTGCGAGTAGGACAAGTGAATGACGCGAGAGAAAAGAGCGTCGTCACGGGTCGGAGCATCCTGACCGGTGAGTATCACGCCGGAGCGAACAAAAGTGCGCTGCACCTTTTTGTCGCCGTCCATATTCTTCTTTGTCTGACCGCTGCCGCCCCCAATCTGCTTCAGCAATTCTATTTTGCGGAAGTCGATTTCGTTCTTATACTCGTCGAGATGCACGAGATTATTCTCGGCACACGACAGCATTTCATTGAGCGAAGCCATCGAGGTAGTGGCAAGTGAGGGTGGGTCGTTCTGCCGTATGAAGAACGACATCAGGGCTGTGCCTAACTCCGTCTTGCCCGAACCCTTGCGCCCGAAGATGTTAAGCAAAGCGAGGCGTTTGGAGGTTTGCTTCACAACATCGAGGAACAACGTGGCAAGCAAAAAGGCGAAGCCGACCTTTGCATTGTCACCAAATACCGTAACCATACGCTGCACATAATCGTAGAGCGATACTTCGCCATGCTGACGGCATGAGAAGCTACGCTCGAACTGATAAGCGTCTTTCTGTTCGATGTGCATTTTGGAAAATGCCGGGAGATAGAACGTGCGGTCGCCAATCTTGACGATACCGAGGTCGTTCACCTCGTAAAGCACGTTATCGGCGAATATGCCGTCACCGAAGGCATATACCTCCTCGGCAGTGTTCCAGCCCATCTTGCTCAACTGCACAGCACTGTCGGTAATGGAATAGAGATATTCTTTGAGGTTGAGCAGATTGGCGAGATTACCCTTGAATATGAAGTAGCCCAAGCTCTCGATGCGCTGTTGGAAACGAGCAAGAGAGACAAGTTCATCCTGTCTCAGCTCGATTTCGCGTTTCACGCCCTTGTCATTGACGATGCGGAAAATGCGGATAGCATTGTCGCCGTCTATGATATGGAAAAGCGGTTCCATCAGGAAATTGCTCCACCTCTCCAGTTCACCCTCTTTGGAATAGGAGCAATAGCAACGGTTGCGGACGATGATACCGAGTTCGCGCATAGCCGATTGTTCCTCGCTGAGTGCTTCGCGCTCTTTACGGGCGGCTTCACGGCGTATCTCCTCGCGGCTGTTCTGCAAGGCATCGCGCCAAAGTTTGAGCTTGCCGAAGATCTTTGATAGCGGTTCGATGCAGCAGTTGAGCAGTGTCTCGTCCTTGATGAGCACAAGCACCTCGCGGCAGATACGGTTAAGAGCCTGTACTTTCTCAGTATCGGTATCGCAAGCCCCAAGCAGTTTCTTTCCGTACCATACGGCAAAATGCACATCTTCAAGCGAGTTGAAGCTGTCGCAGTCTGTAATGAAACTGTCCGGGTCTTGTTTATATCCGTCCTCACTGACGGGTATCTCCCTGACTGAAACGGAGAAGCCTATCTGCATAGCGGCGAGACCGTTATTCATCACGGCTTTTATGCCGGGGCCGTAATGCTCACCCTCTTTCGGAGGGTCGGCATCAGGAATGAAGCAAAGACTCGGAGCGTAGCGTTGCAGTTGCTTTAACTGCTGCTCGCTCCATGCCGTGCCGAGGGTGGCGACTGTCTCCGTCAGCCCGACATCATCGGAGTGCATACGGAGAACATCGGGCGCACCCTCGACAATGATAAAGCGGCCAGTCCGTCCGGCTTGCCGGATTGCTTCATTCAGCCCGAATACGGTATTGCCTTTCTCAAATATGGGTGTGTTGGCGGTGTTGAGATACTTCTGCTGTTCGGGGTCGTCACTGAAGTAACGGGCAGTATAGGATATGATTTTGCCATAGCGGTCACGAATTGGGATAGTGATGCGCCCACGGAAGAATGAATAGTGCTTCCGGGATTTGTCGCTGAACTTGACAAGACCGGCATCTTTGAGGTGGGCTTCGTCCACACCGAGACTGCGGCAATATTCCGGCAAGGCATCCCAACTGTCGGGAGCATAGCCTATGCCGACCGACTTACAGTATTCCTCGCCCCAACGACTGTAGGCGTATTGCCGGGCGGCATCCGCTTCCGCTGTATTGGCTTGCAGATGTTCAACGAAGAACTGCTGCGCCACTGTGACAGCGGCCAACAGACTTTCTCTGTGTCTTGCCGCCTCCAATTCCTCGTCCGTGCGCTCTCGTTGTTCGTGCATCACCTGTATGCCGCACTTCTTGGCAAGGCTCTCGATAGCTTCGGGGAAAGTGAGATTGTCGAGCTTCTGCACGAACTCCACGGCATCACCGTGAGCACCGCAGCCGTAGCAGGTGAACGTGCCGCGAGCCTTGCTGACGGCAAACGAGGGTGTCCGCTCCGAATGGAACGGACAGCAGCCCCAGTATAGAGAGCCTTTCTTTTGGAGTGTAAGATGGCCGGAGACAACATCGACGATGTCAACGCTCTGCAACACTCTTTCTATGGTGGTTTTGTCAATCATGTTTCTTACGTTTTTGCACTGACTCCCACAAAGAAAGCAGCTCAGAGCCGGGATAATATATTTCGCGGTTCGTGATGCGTATGCAGCCTATGAGTCCGCTGTCGCGGTATTTGCGCAGGGTGTCCTCGCAGATTTCAAGCTCATAGCAGGCTGCCTTTACACAATACTTCTTCTGCGGGTCGATGTTCGGTTTGCTCCTTATCATAATCATATTCAGTCGGCAAAAATCTGTACTCCGGCGCATTGCTCGATTATCTCCTTGGCATAGGTCGGTATACGGCAGCACATATATTTCCATGAATAGACCACCGAACGCGACACTCCGCAGCGGTAAGCCACTTTCTTTATAAATTCTGCATGCTGCCCCCGGTCGAGAGTGAGCAGATAGCATACGAATGAACTTGTATCATCGTACTTGATACGATTATTGAGGTTGCTTTCCATCGGTAACGGCATGGCTATACTCCTTTCGATTTATGGTTTGACGTGTCGTAGGCGAAACCGACAATAGTGTCGATTACTTCGCCGGTGGAGATAACAGTAGCGATGGTGCCGACAGGGCCGTGGGGATTACGGAAGCCCATCATCGAGCACCACTGCGGTTCTCCCTCGCAGCAAACAATCACCGCTATGCGGTCGGTATGGAACTGCTCTGCGATATGTCCCATAACCTGTATAAGTTCTTCTTTTACGTTCATATTCAGATAGATTTTGAGTGTTATTTGAATTCGTCAGTCCAGATGAAGATTGTGGTACCGGCCACTTCTTCAATGATTTTCTTTGCGAACAGCGGAATTCGGCACATGCCGTATTTCCAGTTGTAAAATGTCTTTTTTGACATTTGGCGTCCGCATTTCTCCATTACATCGCTCACGAAAAAGCGATGCTCGGTAGTGGAAAGCGTTTGCAGGTACTCGCGCAAACGCTTCGATTCGATTTCTCGGATTTCATACGTTGTCATAGCATAATCGGGGCTTAGGATTACGTCTGTCAGCTTTTTTTGAAAGGCGCGAATGTCGGTTATTCCGACTCGCTCCATAACTGTGCGTAATGATATTTTGTAACTTCTCGGTCCTTTTTCCGCCGGAAGATTACCGGCCCTGATTTCTTCGCAGACTTTCGAGGGGCTGATGCCGAGATATTCTGCCGCCTCTGTTGTGCCGATTATTCGGTCAGGGATTTTGGCGCTCTCTATGAAGTCCTCCATCATTGAGCGTATGCCTTCGACTGATTTTTCAATTTTACGGAGCCTGGCGTTTATACGAGTTTCATCTGCCATAAATAGAAAATTTGGATTTTATTAATCGTATAAACTCTAAACAAAGAAGAAATTTATTATCTTTGCATTTGAGTTTGTTAGGCAAATTTAGTAGCATATAAACACATAAAACGAATAGTTTATGCTAAACTTTACAATCACAAACTCCTTTTAAGAAACCTTGTAAAAACATAAATAAAAACCTAAACAGCCAACTGTCCCAATGGATGAGGAAATACGAAATAGAGCCAAAGAAGCACTTGCTTGGCCCAAGGAACAGCGCGTCATTCTGTCGCAGAAGGATGCGGCTGTAAAAATGGGATACAATCCCTGTGTGATGTCTACGATATTGAACCGGCACGACAAGCTGAGCAACCGGTTCGTCGAGAGGCTGTGTTCGTTGAATCCCAGACTGAGAATTGACTGGTTGATTAGCGGCGCAGGGGAAATGCTTTCAGACGAAGTTAAGGAGGAAGCTACGGTGTCGGAGAAGCAGGAGCAACTGGATATGCACACATTGGTGCGCATTATTGACGGGCAGACAAAGACAATCGGATTTATGACAAACTATCTTGAAAAGAAAGAGGCGGAGCATAAGGCTCTGATGGGTGAGATAGCGGCATTGAGAGCCGAAGTGTCGGAACTTAGGGAGAAACTGATGGTGGAGATATAAGAAAAGCGCCCGGACCGAAAGTGTCGATCCGAGCGCCTTTATGCACTTGCAGCCGTTCAGAGTGCTGCTCTTTTGAGTGTATCGAAGCCTTGATATACCGATGTTTGGAGTACTTTGGCGTATTTTTCCGTCATGGTAACGTTGGTATGAGCAAGCATCTTGCTGACCGTCTCGATGCCTACGCCTTTGCTGAGCGCCCAGGTGGCGAAAGTGTGGCGTCCGACGTGCATGGTCAGATTAAGGTGAATGTCGGCCATGTGGGCGATGAGCTTAAGGTTCTCGTTGCACTTTTGGTTACTCATCAAGTTCAGACAGTAATTGTACTTGCGAAGTATATCCATTGCCTGAGGCAAAAGAACTATGGTATAAGGTACGTTAGTTTTCAGTCGTTTGTCCTTGATGCAGTAATCGTCGCCCTGCTTGATGATGTCCTCCTTGCGTATCTTGACAAGGTCAGAGTACGAAAGCCCCGTGTAGCAGGCGAAGATGAACATATCGCGGACTTTCTCAACCGGGCCGTAACATTCCAGAGCAGCTATACGGTCGCGTTCTTCTTCTGTGAGGAATTTGATGCCCTCGGAGCGTCCACGCGGTATGCGCATTGTCTCGTAAGGATTACGGGCGATGAGATTGAGTTGCAGGGCTTCCTGTATGTACGGTTTCAGGCGTTTGTGATAACCGTGTACTGATGACTGTGCTGTTACCTTGGTGCGGATATAATCGTCCCATAGCTTGATGTTGCGGGTTGTCAAATCCTCGAAGGTGCGGATTTGACCGAACTCTTTCAGGCATCGGTGCATGACAAGATGCTGCCGACGTGTGGACTCTGTTACGCCGCGCAGCATAATGCGCTTTTCGAGCCATGCGAGAAAGTCGTTGCTTTCGTCAACGGCTCTTTTGCGCGTACCTTTGAGCAGGTTTAAGTCGATTACTCCGGCCTTTACCATAGTGGTGAGGCGGTCGAAGATGTCATCGTACATATCACGGATTTGCTGATTCAGTTCGAGAGCCTTGGGGTGGTTGATTACAGAGCCGCCTTTCCATTGCTGACGGAGGACGCTTACGCCTGTAGAAAGGCGCAGACGGTCGCCGTTGGAGGCTACCTCGATTTCGACAGTCCCCTTGACGGTAGAGGACGCGCGTTTGCGTCTGTCGTATATTATTCTGACTTGTGGGGTTGATGTTGCCATTTGTTAAAGAATTTTGAAGTTCTTGTCTCCGAAAATCCCGGTACACCTGCCGAAAATATGTACCGGAGTGTACCCGGCGGTGTACCGAAGCGTGTACCAAAATTTATCGGATCCTCGTAACGTGCTGAAACACACGAGGAAAGTGTTTCATGCGTTCCCGGTACATTTGCGGTACCTTTCGGGGAGAATCATTGTTATTCTGATGCAAAGTTAATGTGCTAAATCGGTTCTAACAACTGCTAAAAAGTACCGGGAAAATTTAGCACAGAGATTTTTAACTTCCTTAACAATAGGGGATTGCTAAAATGGCTAACTGCTTGAAATCAAGGATATATATACGATTAGAGCCTCCCGATTGGGAGGCTCTGTGGTATTTGGGTTGTGACCCTGAAGTGATCCGCGTGGGGCTCGAACCCACGACCCCAACATTAAAAGTGTTGTGCTCTACCAGCTGAGCTAGCGAATCAAGAGCAATCCGCAGGGAGGGTTGAAAACCTTGTTCCCTCA